CCTATTTTGATGCCGCACAGGTTGGACACGCTCAAACGGTTGCGCAAACTGAAGTCACTACTTCGATGAATTTTGGCCGGATTGAATCAATGGGTCAATTAGGCTATGAAAGTCACCGATGGATGACCCAGCGTGACGGCGACGTTAGGGAAAGTCATGCAAAAGCAGACGGTCAGGTGGTCAAGATAGGTGAAGAATTTACCGATTTAGGTGATGAATATAATGGTGATAGGACATATCCATCTGACTTTTGCGAGAGATGTTTTACAATTCCTGTTAAAAGTGAAAGGGAATAAAATGGCAGAGATATTCAAACTATGCAATAAAGTGGCAAGCGATAAACGCGGAGAACCTGGTGAACCGATCCGATACAGATTAACTGAGCGTAGAGTTGACCGCGATTCTGAAGTTATAGAACCTAAAGGCGTAAGGCTTAAAGAATACAAGAAAAATCCGGTTGTGCTTTGGGGACATAATCGCGGAGAATACAAACCCGCTATTGGAAAGATAATCCCGAATACGTTTGAGATTACCGACGAATATGTTGACGCGGATTTGGTGTTTGATGTAGCCAATGATCCGTTTGCGGCTATGATTGATGGGAAAGTCAGAGATGGATTCCTGAATGCCGGCTCGATTGGATTCCGGCCAATTACCATATCACGCGAAGCGGTATTACCAGAACAGCAAGGCGCGACAATAAAGGAATCTGAATTGTTTGAGTTCTCGATTGTCAATGTACCGGCCAATCCCGGCGCAATCCGTAAAGATTACGAAAAGTTTTTCGATGATTGTGAATCGTTAGGCGTTAAAACCGACCGAGATGAGTTCTTTACCAAGTATGCTGAATTTTTCAAGCCGGAAGGTGGTGGCTGGGATGAAACTGATGAAATGATACGTTACCGGGTGCGCAATCCCGATTTGTTTATTGCTGGTTCATTTCGGACTGTACCTCTTAAAAAAGACAAGCCAAGAGTTAATTCGGTTATGGGTAAACTAAAAGATAAGCCGGATGCAATGATTATACAGAATATAATGTTCCCGAAGGCTGATGACTGGACATTACCGCAGGCTAAGGCGTGGATAAAAGAACATCCCGAGGCCAAAAAAGATTATGCTGAAGATGAACTCAATGAACTGGCAACCGAAGAAAAGGTTGGCCAGGTTATTAGCGCGGCTAACCGTCAGGTAATTCAGAATTGTCTTGACGAAATGAGTAAAGTAACCAAGTCAATTAAATCGCTATCTGAATCACTAAAGACTTTGCTAATGGCTGGACAGCAACAGCAGGAATCGGCTAATGAATCAAATGAAGAATTGATTGATGAGTTGGTTATAAAATTAAAAGATATGAATCAGCAGATTGAGGAAATAACAATTATTGGTTATGAAAAACGTATTGAATCAATTATGCAAAAAATACAGAATTCAACCCGAGGCTCTTGAAGTCCGAATCACTCAGAAACAGAAAGGTGACAAAATGAGTGACGAAACGAAAGAAAAGACTACTAATCAAAAGTTTGATGAAGCAAGTCGCCTTATAAATCAAACATTGGATGTAGTCAAAATGCAAGTAGCGGATTCCGCCGAAACCAAATCGAAACTGGCTAAAATGGGTGAAGACCTGATTGGGCTAACCCGTAAGGTTGACGATTTTTCGCTTGTTCAGACCAAAATGCTTGAAAAAGTAACTGAAGAAGATGAAAACAAGTACAAGATTTTCGACTTGGCAGTCAAGAAATCCGAAATGTTCTCGCGCTGGGGCTATGACAGCAATCCGATTAATAAGGCGATGTACAAACCACGTACCATAGCGACGAAATCCGGTTACAAACTAACCGGCGGTTATGACGGTTTGGAAGACCTGATGTTAATGAATGATGCTTGTTTCATTCTCGGTCTGGCGAAGTCACAGAGGGACGGTAATCTGAGCAAGTATGTCGATTATGTCAAGGATACCGACACTTACAAAATGCTAAATTACGAGTTGAAGGCAAACAAAATATTCGCAAAAGCATTGAATACAAGTGACGGTGCTGATTGGGTTCCGACGGCAATGTCGGCTCAAATGGTTGACGATATGCGGCTGGCTCTTAAAGTAGCGGCTCAATTCCCGTTGATTACTATGCCTAATCGGTCAGGTTCTTTCGATGTTCCCAATTTAGGTTCACGCCGGAGTGCTTATCTCATTGGTGAATCAACATCCGACAGTTCGGAAAAAATCCCAGCGGCAACTCCGCCTTCGGGTAAAACGACCTTCTCGGCGATTAAACACGCTTTGCGGATGTTAGTCAGTTATGAAATGGAAGAAGATGCCGTTATTTCGATGCTACCGCTAATGAGATCTGAGATTACTCAGGCGTTAGCCGATGCAGAAGAAAACGCTATTATCAATGGTGATAACAGCACAACTCATTTCGATACCGGCTATGCAATGGCGGCTAATGATGTCCGTAAGTCATTCAAGGGACTACGCTATTATTCCAACTCGGCAAATGGAGCTGCAAGAGTTGATATTTCAACCTTGAATACTACTAATTTACGCTCTATCAGAAAGTCAATGGGACGTTATGGTAGCCAGGATATGAATGATATGTTCTGGCTTACTTCGATTTCTGGATATATTCAGATGATGAATAATTCCGATGTATTGACATTCGACAAGTACGGTAATATGTTCACCCTTAACAGTGGCGAACTTGGCCGTTTTGACGGATCACCAGTTATCGTATCAGAATTTTTATCCCAGGAACTCAATGCAGTTGGGACGTATGACGGCACGACTGTTAACAAAACTGCTATTTTGCTGGTCAGCAAGAAAGCCTTCTGGCGTGCCTATAAAGGCCAGATGTTAGCCGAACAGGAACGCGATATTGATGTGCAACAGCATAAGGTCGTAATGTCGCATCGCCTGGATTACAAGCGTGTCTGGACTCCCGGCTCTTCTGAAGATGTCGTAGGTTGTGGATACAACCTTGCTTCATAAATTACCAAACCGAGAAAATCGGCGGGCTTGCACCGTCCGGCATTCTCATAACGTAAGAAAGGAAATGTAAAATGCACGAATTAAATGAACTCCCAAAAATGGCAAGACCGTCAGTATCGCTTGATTTACTGGCGCAGAAATTTCCAAACCTGAAAGGGAATAGTGATAACCAGGGATTGTATGACCTGTTGAAAGACATCATGTTTTGTTCCGGTATCAATCATATCGTTCAGGTTCACGACTGCGAGGCGGCTACCTATTGGACAGAATCGGATGGCGGCACGCTGGATATTGCCGCTGGTGCAACAGGCAAACGCGTTGGGACAAATTGTCTGTCAATTACCAATACTGGTGCGACTGATGGAACTCAATATGTAGAAACTAAATATATCAATGAATCGGCTGGTGTCCCGAGCAAAGAGGGATTAAAGCAAATGGACTGGCGCGATATTGATTATATCGGTTTCTGGAAACACGCCGAATCATCGGCTCATTTCGGTACTGCTGGCGAATTGAAGTTTGCTATTGTAAACAATGGCGTGGTTAATGGCAGTACCACCACACCCGGAACTGCACAAGCCGCTATCAGTGTTGACGGTACGGCTGGTACTGTTCATCATTGGGTTCAAATCGACTTGCGGAATTATGCCCGGGACCGGGTAGAGGCTATCCGGTTCTATGGTGACAATTCCAATACCGGTGAAGTTACCTATATTGATGACATAATTCGCTACAAAATCAGTTACAACAAAGCACCTTATTACGGCTCGGCCTTCCCGATCAAATCTGGCACAACCCTTACGGAAGGTAATACCGGAACCTGGTCAATCGACGGTATGGTTGCGGCCTCGTCTGCGGCAGCTGTTACCGATCTTGGCCCCGTCTCTTTGCGTGGTAATGCCACTCTAACCGGTACGGCAAAGCGTAATAAATGGGCTATTGTTCCTGGTCTGCAAATTGTACTGTATAAGGCTAATGCCGCAAATACGGCTGGCGATTTGCAAGAGTGGGCAGCTGATGGGTATTACACTGATGTAACCACTACGGCTACTGGTAAGGGCGTTATTATCGCTCTGGAAGCTGCTGGCGCACAATACGACTGGGTTTTTGGTCTATTGAGAAAAGTCGGAACTTCCGCATAACAAAACAGGAATGGGGCGGGTTTTTGCTCTCTTTACCCGCCCCTTATTACCTGGAGTTTGATTATGAGTGAAGAAAATAAAATAATTGAAAAAGAAACTTATCCGGCAATTAAGCCGGAAAAGAAAAAAGGCAAGTCTTTTCGTGATTATGAAAACAAAATGATAACCGATGAGTGTGACAAATGAAAATATTATTCATTGGCGGAACCATGAATTATTATATAGGCGATATGGTTAAAGTTCGTAAATCCGATAATACAACCGGTAAAGTAGAAATTGATGTCCCGGCTTGGAAAGGTAACCAGTTATTGAAAGACTTCCCTAAAGATTTTATTCCAGTCCCAGAAATACAGGTTGAATTAAAACCAATACCGGAAGTAAAGAAAGAAGTTGTCGGATCGCCTGTTAAAGATAAAATCAAACCAGAGATTAGGCCTAAATCTAAACGCAAGAAAGGCGGTAAAATATGAGGCAAACAGTATTTTCAGAGAAGGAAAATTTATCAGGTTCGCGCGGGACTGAATTTAACTCTTACAGTGCGGGTACTAATGCCGGTGCAACTGCAACCATAGCGGCTATTACCGGGGGCTGTATAAAAGTAACAGATATTGACGGACACACAGATAAAAATTCCTTAGTACAGATTAAGGATGGCTCAACTGTCATATTTGAGATTGCTATACTTGCGGCTGTCGATAAAACATTTCATAAAGAATTTAAAACTCCGTTAATATCTACAATAAGCACGGCAATATCGGCTGTTATTTCTGATTCAACTGCGGATTGCTTTGTACGGATAGGCGGATTTACTGACCAAATAGACTAAATGAGGAGATTAAAAAATGTTAATGTATGATTTGCTCAAAACCGGTGGAATTCGGATATTATCGTTTAGCGGCACTGGATTAAGCACAACTGCAGTAATTCCAACCGACCATGAAGGACATCCGGTAGCCTATAACTGTAAAGGATTGCGATTGTATAATTCGCATATTTCCAATATTCTTTATTACAGTTTTAATAATTCGAATTGGCTCTCAGTCCCGCCGTTAGGAGTTATGGAAGACGCCCGGCCTTTTAATGTATTGTATGTCAAAGCCTCGGCATCCGGGACAACTTATGAAGGCGATGTAGCCAGAAATCAGTAAAGGGGATTGAAATGAAAAAATTTATTAGTATAACTTTAGCGGTTATAATGACATGCCTTATGTTATCAGGGCAAACGTCACCGATTAATCCGGTTTCGTTACGTTATTATATCGAAAATATCCACTTCACGAAATTTAGAACCGATAGCCTTACAGTAGATGATTTCGCCTATATTGGCGATTCGGTATTTGTAGATACCTTAGTGGCAAATTACCTAACGGTCAATGATTCAGCCTATATAGACACGGCACGAATTAACGTACTCAATAATAATCTCGATGCAAATCAGAAGATGATAACCGACCTCGGCACGCTGAAAACTGATAGCGTGACTTCCAATTCCGGCGATTTGATATTAAGAGGTGTTGGGACAGGCGGTGTCAATGTCGATTCCCTTAACGGCTTGTTGGTGACAACCGGGACGAATACATTCAAACTGGCGCGTGGCACAGGCTCGCTGGATGTAGCAGATGGGGCAACTGTTGATATAGACAAAAACCTAACCGTGAACGGATATGGCACGACTATCACTGGAGCAAATCAGGCGAATACTATAACGCTGAATGAATCATTCACGGTTGGCAATGGTGAAAATGTAACTATCATCGCCGAAGATGCGGCTGGTACGATTACCCTCGACGAACAGACTTTTGAGGTAGAAGGCGAAGGCACCGCCAGTCAATTAACAAAAATAGTCAATGCTGAAAACTCCGCCCGAACACTTACTTTTTACGAAGATTTTACGGTCGGCAATGGCAACTCAGGGACGCTGACTTATTCTGCTGCAAGCAAAACGGCGACCGTTGAGGATAATGTAACTATCGGACTGGACGTAAATGCTCTGGAAGGTTTGTCAAGTACCGGCATTTTGAGCCGCACGGCGGCAAATACCTATGCCCAGAGAACGATAACCGGAACAGCCAAAGAGATTACAGTGACCAATGGTGATGGCGTTTCGGGCAATCCGACTATTGACCTACCGGACAATGTTACGCTTGCCGGCATGCTGAAAACCGGCAAGGTTGATTTGAAAAATCAGACCGCAGTGGAAACTACAATCGG